TATGACATGACCAAGGATGACTTCTTCTATCTCAAGGTCGATGAACTGGCGGTCAAGGGTAAGACCGTGGGTATTCGTATCTACACCGTTCTGTGTGATATGGATTGGATGATGAAGAATACGAATTGGGGGTTTGCCGAAAATCAACACATAAAAATGCATGAGTATTATCGTAATCAGCAGTTTGACCATGCCATTCGTTTGTGCAATGATTTGAGTGTAGAGTTTGATGGAAGAATGAGAAACTACTATACCATGTGGATTGAACGATGTGAGTTCATGAAGACCCAGCCATTAGACAAAGATTGGAATGGTGTGTTCATTGCAACGACAAAGTGACTTGCTTTTTTGTTAAAGTTTTGTTACATTAGAAAAACTTCACATACATAGTATAGAAGGAAATCTAATGGATAAAGTATCTAAACAATTATACAAGAAGGTTAAGAAAATGGATTTGGGTAACCCTGTTATCACAGCCCTAGTTGGGTTAGTAGTTTTTTATATTGGTTTAAAAATGTTCTCTGGTGGAATGAAGTCGATGGGTAACATGGACCATCTCAGTTACTTTATTCATAATCCTTACTGGATGTTTCTTGGTGGTATTGTAATGACCTTGTTGTGGCAGTCATCTTCTCTATCAACTACTGCAATCATTGCACTCGTTGCATCTGGTGCGGTTCCCCTTCCCGCCGCAATTGCAGCTGTCCTTGGAGCGAACATTGGAACAACTGGAACGATTTGGTTGGCAGGAATGCTTGTCTCTGATGGTATGCCGAAAGGTGATACACTCAGAATTGCAATGGCTCACACTGGTGTAAACCTATTCATGGCTGCAACATTGTTACCTTTTGTACATCACATCGCAAGATTTCTTTCTAGATTCTAAAAAACCTCTTGACAAGTCTCTTTTTTTCATGTATACTGTATAGACACTCGGAAATTAAAAGAGATAAATAGAATTATGGATGTATACCTTCACACAGCCCTTGCAGTGGGTTCAATTGCAGCAGCATACTTTGCTGGTCGCTGGTCTATCAATGATAAGTTAGAAACGATCATTGCATCAATGTTGGATACTCTTGAAACTGAAGGTTTTGTTGCAACGGAGTTGGATAAGGATGGTGACAAGGAACTTGTCCCCATTTCAGAATTGATTGCAAAGGCAGTTAAAGAAGCCAAAAAAACTACTTGACAAATTCTAAAAATTAGTTTATAGTTATATAATGAGCGGTATGCATTTATTGCCTGTGTATTATTCGACTACGAATACTCGCAAGCGCAAACAGAAAAAGAAGTCGGCCTCTGTCCTAGAGGCAGAGCGTAAACACGCAAAGTTTCTCAAGAAGATGGGTGTGTCTGGACCCAAAGAAACTAAACCTAAACGGAGTTTGGCGCAGTCTGGTAGCGCACCTGCTTTGGGAGCAGGGGGTCGTAAGTTCGAATCTTACAACTCCGACCAATTCTATAATCCCAGTATGGCAAAGAAACCAGAGAATGTTTACACTGGTACAGAAATCATAGGTATTGGACAGATGCATAAATCTAATGCAGTACCTATTCGTAGAAAAGATGATGCTAAATCAATAGCAAACATGAGGAGATAATGAAAACTATTATTCATATTAACAAGCAACTTAAACAGTCAAACGATAAACACGGAAAAACTTTTCCTGTCTGTCGAGTAGAGGCTGAGGGTAAGATTTGGTACGGATCACAGGTTGATATTCTTGGCCCTAGTTCAATGATATACAGTCCAGATAAACCAAGGAAATGTGGTGCAAAACTTTGGATTGAAACTGATGGTGAAGTCGTAATACATAATAAAACAACATTTGCTGAAATGAGGAGATAATCGTGAGAATTGAAGTGCGTAACAATAATGTTGACAAGGCAATGAGGATTCTGAAAAAGAAACTCACAGAAGACGGGTTCTTTAATGAACTGCGAGAACGAGAGTTCTACACATCGAAGGGTGAGAAGAGGCGACACGAACGTGCTGCAGCTAAACGCCGACAGAAACGTAATCTCGAAAAACGAATGGAAGAACAAGGATATTAATCCAATGCCACGCAAGAAAAAGATCACTGCTACTACAGACAATAGTGAGTGGAAAGCACCTAAGAAACGCAAACCTCGCAAACCTATGACTGATGAGCAGAAAGCAGCTGCATCAGAACGTCTTGCAAAAGCAAGAGAGGCAAAACTTGCTAAGAACCCCGATTATGGTAAGACCAACATACATGAAAGTTTACGTGGTCTTCCTGATGAACATCAGCTAAGTCCTGCTAGAGTTAAGAAGTGGATCAAGGTTCAACAGGATTATGCAAAGTCTGAACGTGCTGCTGTAAGACAAAAAGTAAAGGGCGCAGACGCAAAACTTGCAGATCATGAGGGGTACATTCGTAATATGCAAAAATACCTTCGTGATGGTGTTTGGGTGGACATGTTCTACGGAGAACAACAACAAGGTAAGATACGCAACAGATGTGTTGCATTAGGATACTACTGGTATGGCCCAAGGAAAGGTCAACCAAAACGAGACGTAGGAACATTCTATCCTGATTTGGGATTGGTGTGGACACAAGAAATGCTTGAAGAGGAATATGGAAATGAGCGACCAAGAGACGACGCCACCGGAGAACGTGATAAAGGGCCCGTGGCTCGCAAAAAGCGGAAGAGAAGTAAAACTTCCTGATACCGATGTTATTGCCATGCAACAGGACATGCAATTCGCTGAGGAACTTACTCAGAGTTTGATGGTTCAGATGATTCATACCATGAGTGAAAATGGTATTGATGTTAGTGCAAAGACTTTCATTCGTGATATGGCAATGGTTATTTCGTTGGTAAACGGTTCTATATATAGAGATATGGGAATGGCTCACATAACACAGAAGTTCATGGAAGAGTACGTTAATATTCATGACGATGATGATGATGGTTCTTATGAAACAGAAGTTGACTTCGAAACTATTGTTGAACTTGCAAATTTGATAGAGGATGATGATGACCCAGAAATTTCATGAACCATTTAGTCCAACAATTCTAGAGACTACAGTGCCACAGAGGTTTGTTGATATTGTCAATGACGTTGCTGATGATGTTTTGTCAAGTGAAGAAAAGAGCAAGCAGTGGGATTGGTCACACAAGCTTGTTGGTAAGGTGAACAAGGAGATTTTGATTCCTGTCACTGACCCCGGCGATAGGTCATTTCTATTCAAGACTATGAAACAGGGCTGTCTGGATTATCTGCTTCATATGATTAAGATGAACAGGAACAACCCGTGGACTCGAATGGAAACTGGAACAAAACCAACCATCGACAATATCCATCTGACTCATAGTTGGGTGGTAAGTCAGTATGCTGGTGACTTCAATCCCTTTCACCACCACAACGGTGACTTCTCTGCTGGTGTCTATCTCAAGGTGCCAGAGGGTATGAACGATGAATGGGAAGAAGATTTTCAAGATCACTATCCGGCAAAAGGTTTGATCGAATTTGGGTTTGGTGAGTCACAACCATTTCGTGCAGACAATATAAAATTCAAACCAGAGGTGGGCAAGTTCCTTGTGTTTCCTTCTTGGTTGAAGCATCTTGTGTATCCCTTCTCTGTAGAAGGTGAACGGCGCATGATGAGCTTCAATGCGACCATTATAAATAGAACGAAAGAATAATTATGATATTAGTTGACATGAACCAAATTTCAGTTGCATCCGTGATGATGCATCTGCACATGACAAAGCAGACTGCACCCGATGAGGATATGGTTCGCCATATGATTCTGAATTCCCTACGCATGTATCGCATGAGGTTCTGCGATGAGTATGGTGAACTGGTTCTATGCTATGACTCCAAACACTACTGGCGTCGGGATTATTATCCTGAGTACAAGCACAGTCGCAAGAAGGGTAGAGAAACTTCTTCTAACGATTGGGATGCTATCTTCGAAGTGCTGAATGCAATCAAGGCAGAACTGAAAGAGTTCTTTCCCTACAAACATCTTGAAGTGTATGGTGCAGAAGCAGATGATATTATTGCTGCACTGTGTGGTGAGTTGGAGTTCGATAACGGTAAGACGTTGATCCTGTCAGGCGACAAGGATTTCATTCAGTTACAGAAGTTCCGTAACGTGACACAATACAGCCCCATCACCAAGAAGTTTGTTAATGGTGTTGACCCAGATATCTATCTGAGTGAGCATGTTCTAAAAGGTGACAGTAGTGACGGCATTCCAAACGTGCTATCACCAGACAATACCTTTGTTGATGGACTGCGGCAGAAACCTCTGAGCAGGAAGAAAATTCAGGCTATGGTTGAGGGAGAGTTTCCTAACGATGAGGTCAAACGAAACTTTCAGAGAAACAAGAGACTGATTGACCTCAAAGAATCACCACCTGAGTTATTTTTTGATATACTGAAAGAGTATCAAGATGCACCAGATGGTGACCGTAGCAAACTACTAAATTATTTTACACAGAAGAGGTTGAGAAACCTCGTTGAATCGATAGGAGAATTCTAATGGCGATAGACACATATACACGCAGTTTTGCTGAAATCTTGACACAGGTTTCCAAGATAAAGACAAAGAAAGAGAAAGTTCAATTTTTGAGGCAGTACCAGACTGATGCACTTCGCATGATCTGCAAGTCGTCCTTTGACCCAAAAATCGTATGGGAACTACCCGAAGGTGATGTACCATACACACCAAATGATGCACCAGACGGCACAGAGCATACTTCATTGCAGCAAGAGGTGAGGAAATTGTATCACTTCATCAAGGGCGGTAATCCCGGTATGCATCAGAATAAACGTGAATTGATGTTCGTTCAGATGCTTGAAGCGCTTCAGGCTGATGAAGCAGAACTGCTGGTTGCTGCAAAGAAGAAGGAACTGCACCGCAAATACAAGGGATTGTCTGATAATGTGGTCAAGGAAGCGTTTGATTGGGATGATGAATACAAACGAATCGAACCTGCTCAGTATCCACAGGCCAAGGGTATGGCATCAGGTGGTTAACTTTTTTTGAGTTTCCTTTAGAATCAATGACTTAGACGCTACGATTTTTGTTGACATATCCGAATCCGTATGGTATACTTAGGTATAAACTGAGAAAACAAAGGAAGAGACATGAACAACGAAATGAACACCCTGATTGAGAACATCAAAGCAGACTATGCCGATGTTCGGTACAATTCTGGTAACGGTGAGATTCGTAAGAAGATGATTGCTGAGTTCAACGAGAAAATCACCTACAAGGTGGGAACTAAGTACATCAAGGTCTTCCGTGAAGGTGGTAGCGTTTGGGGTTTTATTGTCAACACCGACAACGACAAGAAGTTCAAAAAGGGTGACATTCTGAAAGCCGCTGGTTGGGCTGCTCCTGCTCGGAACTTTCCCCGTGGAAACATTCTCAAAGGTGGTTACACTGTTCGTTGGACGGGAGCTTAATTATGAACTACATCAATGTCATAGGTTCTACTAAGATGAAACGCGCTCTCGTTGAGAGTGCGGTTATCTTCTGCATCAGTGAGTTAATGCCTCGGATGCGAACCCTTGAGATTGAGGTCAACATCAAGAACCTCAAGAGTGAGGGTGTTGCTGGTTGGTGTTACGAAGGTGACAACAATCGGGACTTCTATATTGATGTTGATAAAAGTCTTACTGGTGGAGAGCTGTTAGAAACTGTGTGTCATGAGATGGTGCATGTTTGGC